CGTGCGAAGAGGCGTGCCACCGAGCGGAACGTTGGTGAGAACCTTGCCGGTCTGCTGGACGGCTGCGGAATCGCTCGCAACAGCCCGAGGAAGGTCAACACCGAGGCGATTAGCGGCCGCTGCCGCTTCCATGCCCTGGCTGACTTTCGGCCCAGCCCGTTCGGCTGCTATGGCCGTTATTGCCTTCCCAGTGCCGGCAGCCGGAGACGCGGGCAGGAAGACACTGCCGAACTCGACAGCGCGGCCTATGCCTTCATCGCTCGTCGGATCGACCTCCCCAGCCAATACATCGCCGGGGAGTGTAATCGCGCGCTTTACCGCTCCGAGCAGACCCGCGTTGCTGTCAAAGCTGACGTTGCCTTCTGCATCGCGGCTGATAGGGAGGATCTTGCCCTGATAGGCTTGGCTTTGTGCAGGTTCAGAAGTGGACGCAGCGGCAGGATTAACAGCCTGAGGCGATGGCGTGGATGCCGGTTGCTCCTGCGGCTTGGCATACTTTGCCCAAGGACCTGCCGACGCAGCTGGTGCGCTCGCCTGAGGCGCTGCGTACTTTTCCCATGGTCCAGCCATCAGTTTGCCTTTTCCCAGCTTTTAGGATCTGCCGGGTCGCCACCCTTAAAACGGTACCCGTCTTCGATCTGTCCAGCCTTCGGTGCTTCTGGCTGCTTCTTGTTCATAAACCCGCCAACGTCGCCGGCTTTGCCCTTGATGGCTCCGGATGTTACGGACTCTAGGTCATCCTTGAGGCCCTCGGCCTTGCGTAGGAGAGTTTCAGCATCATCGGTGGGTTGAGGAAGATATCGCCGTGCGTATTCCTCACTTTCAGTAACCGACATCCCTGCGCCAGTCAGTCCGCGCCTAAGTGCATCAGCCCCACTTGCCATACGACGCTGCACAATACCGCTATTGCCTCTGCCGAATATGCCTTGAGCATAGTCAATTGGGCCGGTTGCATCCCCGTTTTTGATCATTTTAATCACTTCAGGGTAGTCGTTCTTGATGAAGTTGTCGCCCAGCCCTATCCGAGCCCCAACCTCTGCAGGAAGTGACGTGCCGCTATAAGCCGCCCCGTCTGTATCCCCACCGATTTGGATTTCTGTGCCATTGGCATCCCGAAAGGTGATCCCACGCGATTTTGGCTTCGAGAACTCCTGAAACGTCGGCAGTTTATCTTCGGGAACACCGCGTTCTCGCAACTGCTTCATGGCATATTCGTAATCTTGCTGCCCGGCAGTGCTTTTCGGCTTGCCGGTAAAGATTGGCTGCTTGGTGACCGGATCGAGAAGAGTGTCGCCGTCCCCGACCTTGATCGGGTCTTGCGGCTTCGCGAAGGTACCCAGTCGTTCCACCTGCCCGGTCTGCTGGTTCGCTCGTGCAAGCGTGCCATCAGGCAGATTGACGAACTGCCAAGGTTCCGTAGGGGCTTGCCCCTTCACGTTCGCCGCCCAAAGCTGGAGTCCTGTCTCGCGAAGGTTAGGATCGCGAAGCATGAACTGGATAAGCGATGGATCGACGGACCCGCGAGTAACAGGCGTCACACCGGGAGCGATGATGTTGCTGCCGGAGTCCGCCACCTGAGCAGGCACAGGAGCGCCCACAGGAGGCTGTGCAAGCGCGGCGGCCGCAGACGGCTGTGGAGCAGCGGCAACAGCAGGCGTGGCGACTGGCATAGGCTGGGCGGGATCGGAGGCGCGCATCTGGCCTGTAGCACCAGGCATAGGGATGCCGGCCGACGGATCGAGGCTTGCCACAAGGTTGGAGGCGACACGAGCGGGAGCGGCAGCCGGAGCAGCGGCAGGAGCGCCATGCCCGTCTCGGAAATCCTGCGCATAGTAGTTCTGGGCAAGCGCCATCCGTCGAGCGGTCTCTCCACCGGGTTGGTCATAGCCTGCGAACTTCCACGCGTTGTTCATGACCTGCTGTGCTTCCTGCGGCGACTTGGCAGCGTTCAGCCGATCGATGAGCCCCGGATCTTCGGAGAGGAAGAATTCGGCCTGTGTTGAGGGAGAACCGTTGCCTTCCTCGCCCTTGGATCGGGCATAGTTCTGCAGGTTCTGCAGGCGCTCGGCACGCCACGACAGAATGCCGCCGGCCGTGCCCGCTTGTCCGGACTGGCTTGGATCAGACCAAGAGCGAGCAGCGTTCACAGGGCTCCAGCCACTCTCAGCGCGGCCGGTAGCGGCGACGGCTGCCAGACCATACGGGTTGGTGACCTTCGTCTTGATCGTGTCGATGAACGGGGCGTAGGTGCTGCCCTGTGCCGGGCCGCGATCAACAGGCCCCACAGGAGCCGTCATAGGCGCGTTTGCAACCTGCGGGGCTCCACCAGTCAGCCGGGACAGAAAACCGCCCTGCTGAGGCGCTGCGGCTGCGGGAGCGCCACCGATGCGATCGGCAAGAGCGTTGAAGGACTTGCGAGCGCCGAGCTCCTGTGTCAGCCCACCGAGAGATTCGGCGATCCCATCCAGCCAGGAGTTGTCCGGCCGAGGAATGCTGACACTCTGGGGAAGCAGGCTTGCGATTTGAGCCATTAGAACAGACCTCCCGAAGCCGCCTTGGCAGCTATGCCGATACCGCCCTTGAGCAGACCGCCGAGGAACCCGCCCTTAGCGGATGTCTGGGCTTCCTTGGCCTGCGCGATCTGATTGTTGACGCCTTCGAGGCCCTGAACGACACCGCTTTCCAGCCCGAGCCGGTCACCGGCGGTTCCTTGGTACAGATCGGCCTTTGCGCCATAGCCTTGGGCTTGACCACCAGCGGCGGATAGGCCTTGACCAGAAACGCCATTGAGCCGATCGAGCCATGAGCCAAACTCCTGGTTAGCGGTCCCTTGGCCGAATTTGGTGAGTTCTGTAAGCAGGTTTCCAGAGCCGAGCATGCCGCCAGCAGAAGCCCCTCGCTCTGCCGCCTGCAGTCCTTGGTCGAGCGCGAACTGATAGCCTGGTCCCGTCTGGAAGGCTCCCGTAGCTCGGGCATTACCCTCGGCACCGTTCAGGCCGATAGCATCGCCATAGAGGCTATTTGCATCCGTGCCACTGGCCACCCAAGGAGCATAAGCGCCGATGGCGCTATCCAGCGCCGCTCCGGACTTCTGCTCACCGGTATTGATGATGTTGTTGCCGGTGGTCTGGAAGCCGGTGATCAGACCCTTGTTCTGATTGGCGGCGGCTTTCGTCGCCTTGCCGACATCGCTGCCCGTCAGCGCTCCGAGGAAGCCCATTTATAACCCTCCGGCCGTTAGGCGCTTCTCGACCTCGCGGATATGCTGGTCGAGGCGTTGAAGATAGAGATACCAGTCCCGGTTCATGGTGCCGTTGACCTCAAGAACCCGTTGACCGGAAGGCGGGAGCGGAGACAGTGGAGCAATCGCGCTGGCCATCAGTTCACCCTCGCCGCAGCATCCATCGTGCCGCCCAATACAGAGGCGTAGACCGGATCAGAGATATCAATCCGCCACACTCGCCCATACCGGCTGCTCATGCCTGCCCGGTTGATCGTTACAGGCGTCTTGTGCTTCGCCAGTTCACCAAGCGAGCGCTTGAGAGGCGTTCCGAAGCGGTTGCCGCCATCGTCAGACCATGAGACCAGGCAGACGGGATTGCTCTGGATTGGCTGCTGGCCCTGCGGGATGCCCTGCCCGACGATCATGTCGAAGTCAGCACGTGAGACCGCCACACGGTTCGGGAAGTTCGAGACCGGCAAGGATTCGATGCGCATGACCAGCGGATGACCGCCCTCGCTCTGTTCGTTTGGGTTGAGCATCCAGACCGAGTCCGTTCCCCGATCGCCAATCACCCAGCCGTCGAAGGCCTGTGTAGAACACACACCGCGCCAGTGATCGTCGAGGTAGCTCTTGCGCTCATGCCAGAAGCCGGTTCCGAGTTCGTAGGTCCAGGAGAAGTTTGGCCCGGAGACCGTCGCCCACTGATGGCCCTCTGTCACCGCTACAGTGACATCGAGCTTCGTCTTGTCCGTTGTCGCTGCAATCAGGCGATCGAGATCAGGACCGGAAATCTTGGTAGGTTGGTAACCACCATCGAGCTGATAGACCGCGTTGTCATCGCCGACGAAGATTAGGGCAGAGAAGCCGTATTCATTCCCGGCAATGGCGAATGGGCCGGCGATACCGCGCGCAACGACAGCGGACCTTGAGAATGGCGAACCCGTTGCATTGCCCGCGTTCTGCCAGAACTCGATTGCGTTAGGCCCACAGAGGAGCAGCATCTCGCCAAAGGCCACAGCACGATAGATGCCGCCCGTATGGCTTTCTGCCTTGCCAAAATCGAGAGCCGAGACGGTCTTGTCGTTGATGCCGGAGAAGAACACCCGCCCGTCACGAATGGCCCACACAAAGTAGCCATCGATGAAGTCAATCGTCACCGCCTGCGGCAGATCACCGTCGCCAAGGCTTGCCGGCGCCAGGGTGCTGCTGATGACGTAGGTGTCGTTCTCTGTCGTGCAGAGGATATCCGGCACCGGTGCCTTGTTATTGCGGGCAAAGGTAACTCTCCCAGTACCCGGCAGTGACCCGAGGTTGGTCACCAGATAGATCGCGCCTGATTTGGCGATCTTCAGCAGCCTGCCAGCCTGGGCAACGTACAGGGTGCCGTTGTGAAAGTGGAAGCCACGGCAGCCAGCAAAGCCCGTGGACGCGAGTGAGGTCAGGCCGGGAACCCTACGCCTCGCAAAGCTGTTGCGCGCGCCACCGTCTAGCTTCTCGGCATACGCGTTGATCAAACGGCCGGAGCCTTCGCCGGGACGCGCACCAGGCGCCGTGCTGGTTGGGAAGATGATATCACTCATGCATTCCCCTTCCTGATTTTATCGAGTAGAATCAGCGAACCCGCCGAGCGTTGGCGCGCTGCGACGGGTTCTAACCAAGCCAACCTGTCAGGAGGTCAACATGGCTGCGAATTTCATTTCATGTTCTTTCAACGGCTGCAACGCCAATGCGCACCGGAGCGCGTCGGGAGCGGCTGGACTTTGCGGCATGCACTACCAGAGGCAGCGCCTCGGCTTGGACATACTCGCGCCAAAGAAGGCGGTAAATGCAGACCTTCTAGCCTTTGTCCACGATGTGGCAATAAACCACACTGGCGACGAGTGCTTGATCTGGCCTTACGGCAAAAACAAGAATGGTTATGGCAAGATTACTGTCGATGGCCACCGGGTTCTGGTCACTCGGTATGTCTGCGAACTCACCATTGGATCCCCACCGTCACCGGAGCACGAAGCCGCCCACTCTTGCGGCAAAGGGCATAAAGGCTGCGTCTCTCCTAGCCACCTGTCTTGGAAGACGCATGCCGAGAACCTAGGCGATATGGTCGAACACGACACCCATCATCGCGGTAGCCGTCAATGGATGGCAAGACTTACAGAACCTCAAGTGCGAGAGATACTGCGCCTTAAAGGCATCAGGCCGCAACGCACTCTGGCAAAGGAGTTCGGCGTGAGCCGCGGTACAATTTGTAGCATTCACCTCCGCGAAAGCTGGTCGTGGCTCGCGCCCTAATAATAGTCCACCGCAAGCGTGGAGCCTGAGACGTATGTCGAGGGCCTCATGGATCGAAGCCGTGCAATCGCCGCCCATCGGCTGTCTTCGCTTCGAGCTGCGCCATAAGACGGGTTTGCAGTGTAGGCGATGATCGTGGCCAGCGGGTCGATATACTTGTCCTCGAAGGTCGTGTAATCGTCCGGAGAATAGGCGCCGATCTCGCTCATCTCGTCGAGCACGCCATTCATGATGGCGTCGATGTCCTCGACGTTCTCAGCCTCTGGCGTCTGGCCTATACCGCCGTCGGCCTGAAGCAATTTGAGAGTGGCGGTAATCAAGTCTGTGCGTGTTGCCATCACCGCCACTCCTGTTTTCAGTCGTTCAATGCAGCCTTGTCCTCAGGGGACATGGCGTTGAACGAGTCTGCTTCTGCCTTGTTGAGGCCTTCTTTGACCGTCTTGTCGCCGTCGACGATCTTGAACCGGCCGCCAGCGATGTGAACGGCCTTCAGGCCTTCGACCGGAGCCTTGGGCTTGCTTTCTGGCTTGGGAGCCTTGGGCTTGCTTTCGGCAACCTCGAAATGCTGGTTGGTTTGCAGCTTCTCAAGGAAAGCCTCATCTTCGATATCGACCGGCTGGCCGTCGAAGAAGGTGTAGCCGCGCATCTCGACCACACGCTCATCGCCCTTCGGGGCCTTGTAGGTAACCTTCGTCATCAGATGGTCACCTCACTTCATGAAGCCGGTGAGGTAGGTCGTGACCGTACCCGCGGCAGCCGTTGCCGAGCCCGTGCCGAACTTCAGGGCGATGTCCGTGTCCGCCGTGAATTCGTAGTAGAGGCCCGTTGCTGCAAGCGTGGTGGTCGAGCCGCCAGCCTGGCCGATGGTAGATGCCGTGACGAAGCGGTCATCGTCGGCGGAGTCACCGAGCGTGACAGAGACAGTCGGGGTGCCGTTGGTGTCGATGTCCGTCAGGGCGAGATAGACGCCCGTCGCGACAAAGCCCTTCGGCACCTTCATGACCTGCACAGTGTTGCCGGTTGCTGCATCAGCCGCGAGGACAGCCAGAGGGCCGCCCAGCGTCTTCATGGTTCGGGCAAAGCCCTGGTTACCCACCTGAGGCTGGGTATATGCCACACGATCAGCCATTGCCGATCTCCTTCATTGTTGATGGAAAAGGGAGAGAGCCGGCGCTAACCGGCTCTCGGCTGTTAAGCGTTAGCAACGCCGGAGACGAAGCCGGTCACGCAGCCCCAATCGACGAGATCGCCGAGAGTTGCGCTGGCGCCCTTGGCGAGGGGAGCCTTTGCGATCTTGCCGACACCGTACTGTGCTTCGATGCCCATACCGGCAACGAAGCCATAGTCGCCATCTTCAAGCTGCGTCGGACGCGGCATCTGACCTGTGGCGTAGGCGAAGGCGCCCTGACCGCAGAGGAAAACCGGCTCGACGTCGATCGAGGCAGCACCGATGCCCTTCAGGAGAAGGCGCGTGGTGATTTCCGGGACTTCCTTGTAGATGATGCCGTTGTAGACCAAGCTCCCGCCGTTGAAGATCGGGTTCGTCTTCTCCGGGTTCTTTTCACGCTCACGAGCGTCACGGTTGGCCTGGTACATGACCGGGTCAGCCTGAAGATCGCGGAACGCGCGAGAACCGAGGAAGCAGACGTACCATTCCTGATCGGTGTCTTCGATCATGTACGGGTTGATCTTCGGACGTCCGTTGTAGGTGCCTGGGTTGTTCGGGTCTACTCCGGTTGCCTTGGCCTGATCCTTCAGCAAGTTGCCGACAGCAGCGGTCATCTTGTCGTTGGTGGAGTCGACGTTTGCCGCAGCGGTCGCGAAGGTCGTGGAGTAGTTCGAGATCTGCGACCCGAACACAACGCGGTCGTAGTTCGCGGTAACCCACGAGTTCTTGTTGGCTGCGGAAGCTGCCGACCAACGAATGCCGTTGACGCGGTTGCCCGGTTCACTGAGCCGGCCCGACTGGATGCTGGCAGTCGGGATGGACAGCAGCATGTCTACGAGGTCATCGCGGACAATGCGCTTGGACCAGCCACGCAGAAGGCTGCGCGCAGTTGAGCGGACCGAGAAGGACGATTCCTTGTTCGATGCGCGGTTGTTGGCAACAGCGTTACGTGCCCAGTCTGCCCAGAGCGGCATGCCGTAGCTGTCGATCTGCTCTTCCTTGCCTCGCAGCGTGCCAGCGCCGACGCCGTCGCCGGTCAACTGAGTGACCAGAGGGACGCGGATTTCCTTGCCGTCTGCTTCGAGGTCATTCATGCGAACGATGATAGACGTGCTATCAGCGCCCATGTAGGGGTCGAACCGGGAAGCCCGCAGGAAGTCATAGGCGACGTCTGTGCGGAATTTGATCAGTTCGTTGTTCGGATGGTTCTGCGTGAGTGCCATTTGGCTCGCTCCAGAGTGCTGCCGAGGCGGATCTTATCCGCGGCGGCTTGACGTGACGGAAGAGAACAGCGCCGCATCGCTCTGATCGCCTGCTGGCGGTGCGTTACCACCGGCCGGAAGACGGGACAGAGAGGGCGGGATGCTCGTGACGGGCGGTTGGCGAGATCCGGGGACAGGTGTTGCGGCTGCGCGGGCTCGTTCCATGGCCTGAGCCAGGAAGGCGGGGTCCGCGAGCTTCTTATCGATTTCCGATTGGAGCCATGCTTCAGGGTCGTTGCCTACTCGGGCGTACGCCTGCTGCTGTTTGTGCCACTTCACCAGATTGTCAAACGGGTTACCGCCCGCCGTAATCTGCTGGTGCAGAGCCTTGCCTTGTGGAGTGCCCGCCAGAGCGTTGGCGGCTTCCTTCGCGGCGTCGACGGCTTCCTGAGTGTGGATGCCTGCTGCTCTGGATTCCCAAAGCTCTTCCCGCAGTTCCTGAACGGTCTGCTGAACCGGGGTGAGTTGGGATTGCAGGTACTCGTCCGGGTTCTCGAAGATCGAGACCGGCTGCTTTTCCTGCTGTGGCTGAGGCGTAGGCTGGCGAACTGCCTGTACCATGCCGCGTAGTTCCGCGATTTCACGACGGAGAGCTTCAGCTTCGCGCTGGGCTTCCTGACGCTTTTCGCGCTCTGCCTGAACAGCACCGACAGGGACGCCGCCTTTGTTGTCGGCGGGCGTTTCCTGCGGTTGCTGCATCGGTTCGACAAGCGTTTCGGCCCGAGCCGGTTCTGACGGCTTCTGGGAGAATCGTCCGCTTTCGTCGCGATGCTGATCAAGCTGAGGTGGTGCTGGCTCTTGCTGTTGAGGTTCCGGAGCGGGATTGCCCGAAACGACGGAATCAAAGATTTCACTGTCCGAAAGATCGGCCATCTTGCATGTCTCCAATGTCGTGGGAGTTTTCACGGATCGCCCTTGAGCCTGGCGGCGGCTTGTTTCGCCCGTCTAGTCGGCGGCACTCTGCTGATGAGCGGGGTCAGCTCCCGAAATCGCCCTTAAGGATGGCGGCTCCTTTATTGCGGTGCGTTGGATAGCTGGTCCTTGTGCATCGCAAATCTCTCTTCTCGGCCGAGCGCGTCCTCTCGCTGCTGGTGCGCCACTTCGGCGGGCTTCAGCGCGGTCTCGACGCGGGTTCGCTCGGTCTCTGCAATCGTCTTGGCCGTGTTGGCATCCTTGTTGCGGATGGTGGCCATGGCCTCTTCGGCGTCGAGCATTGTCGGGCCCGGGCTGCCGGGTTGCGGTTGCGTAGCGGCTTGAGCATCGGCCATCGCCTTGATGGCTTGAGCTTCCTTCAGTTTGGCCGAGGCGACCGTTTCCTGAAGCTCTGCCTGTGCTCCGGCTTGCGCCAGCGGGTTCGGCTGCTGTTTCTGCTCGAGAATGTCCGTGAGCTTCTTCTTGGCCTTGCCGGGAAGGTTGGACGCCTCGATGATCAGTTCTGGCGGAACTGGCTGGCCGTTCTGAACGAGCAGCGTTAGTGTGTCATAGACCTCTTGCTGCTGGTTGATGGTGTCCGGACCTTCGTCGATGATGATATCGACATCCAAGGAGCCGAGAGAGTTGACCAGCGCCGGCAACCCGGTTCGCGGATCAGTGCCTATCTGGTTGATGGCAAGGAACTGCGCAACGTCGTCATCGTCAGTCACGCGAATCCAGCGCTCTCCGGTCCAGTGCTCCTGCACAGCACACCAGATCGCCCGGTAAACCCGAAGCTTCCAATTCTTGAACGACAGGAGATACGGGCCAAGCTCGGCAATCCCAGCCTGTTGCTGGAACTGCATTGCCCGACCGGAGAGCTTGTCCACGCCCTGCCCGACTAGAGCCGGGTTGAAGCCGTAGTTCTCGATCTCGTTCTTGGCATCCTCGAGGAAGGCAAGCTGGCCCTGCAATTCGGCGTTCTTGGCAGCGTCATCGAACACTGGAGGCTCTGTGCCAACCGGATACTGGATCACGCCATCGGGCCGTGCTGCCTCGCGGCGTATCTGCTCGATGTCCTTGCCATCGTTCGAAGCCGTGATGATGCGGCGGCTGTTGAGGGTATGGAGGCCCTTGGACCGGCGCTGATTGATCTCGTCCTGGCTGGACTGCATGTTGCGCACGAAGCCGTAGCGGTCGCCGTCCTGGTCTATCGCTGCGGAGTACATCACGTACTTGCAGATCGATCGCTTCTTCTCGTCCTTCAGGTAGCTGACGCCTTCAGCAAGCACCGTTGCACCCGTGTAGATGCACCAGCGCCACTCGTTGCCGACCATGTACCAGTGATCGACGATGCGGAGCTGCTTGCGCGTTTCCGTCTGCATGAACCACACACGATCACTGTCGGGATCGCTGGTAAGCTCGGTGCCGGTGTCGACGGAGGCTAGTATTTCCTCCTCCTTGTCCGGGAAGAGCGCAATCGTCGCATCGACGTCGGCCCATTTCGCCACGCCCATATATCGAGCGTCGGAGAAATCCGCCTTGAGGGAGCGTGGGTCATAGAAGAAGGATGACGGGTCAACCTCCTCGAGCCCTACTTCAACGTCACCAACGTCGCCGCGCTCGAGCATGATCTCGACGCCGCCCAGGCCATCGACGGAACCATTGAGGCCGCCGACCATAGATTTGGCTGACCACACCTGTTCATCACACACATAGCGAAGGACAGCGGTCGCAATGTCGGCGCCTTCCTCGTGCTTTGGCGTGCGAGGATACCCACGCGGGTCTTGCCTCTGGCGTTCCAGCAGCCCGACGAGAGCGTTGATCTTGCGCGCAATGCGGTTGTACGTGACAACAGGCTGCTTGCGCTTGTTGAAGATTTCGATTTGCTTCTTGGTGTACTGGACGGAATGATAATATCGACGGGCGTTCTGCTGTTCGCGGATCTCGTTCTGCTTGACGTCGAGGTAGTTCAGGTACTCGCGCTTCCGCTTGCTGTGGTCGGCGCCTTGAGCGGAGTATCCCGGAGCGCTGGCGACAGCGTTTGCCATTTGATTTGCCATCAGTAGCTAACCCAATCTCCAGCGGAATCTTCGTTATTGCGAGAACGATAGTCGTTCATGGTGTTCGGCTTGGTCACTTCGACAACCGGCACATATGGCCGCGACATGCAGCCGTAGCGCGCCTCGTCAGCGACGTGATCTTCCGACTCCGTGTCCAAGTCTTCGGGCCTGTCAGGGTCATGCTGCAGGATCGGGATCGTGCGTATGAAATCCACGCAGGTGGAGAAGACGAACAGCGCCGGCCGTTCACCGTCACCTTTCATCCTGGCTCTCATCTGATCCCACCCGCCAAGTGCGCCCATTTGGGATACGCGCTTGTTGTCGGCCCTGCGAAAGGTGACCTTGTACTCAGTGGCACGGCTTAAACGCTCGTGGATCGACGGGCCTCCATCCTCTGCGAATGCCGCCGGATCGAGCACGCCGTAGGTGATCTTGTCGCCCTGCTCTCTCTTCAGGATGCCTTGCCCGACCTCTTCAGCCGTGAGCTTCAGGCCGGTGTTAGGCTCTCCCGGTTTGCAGCCATACCATTCGCGGTAGCGGACCAGAGCGCCCCGAGGAATGACGCCCGTAGGCGTCGGGTAGTCCTCTGACGCAATAGCCCACCAACCGACCGAGAACGGACGAGCAGAGCCCCAGTCCATTGACCGGAACCGCATCCAATCCGAAGGAATGGCGAAAGGCCTGACAATATGCTTGCCCGTGTCCCAACAGTCGAAGAAAGCGCCCTCGACGGCGTTCCAGTCGCCATCAAGCCAAGCCTTCACCAACGCTTCGGAGCCGACCAGGTACAGGTTGTTGATATATTCCGGGTCGTTGTTCATCAGGAGCTTGTTGTCCTGGATGCGCGACGGAATGAATACGAAGCGATGCGTCTTGCCGTTTGGCAGCAATCGCGACAGCGGCTGCATCCCCATGGGCGCGGGATCGATATACCTCTGCTTGATCCAGCTCTGACCAGCACCGCCGGGGTTGCCTGTCAGGATCAATTGCGTAGGAACGCCCTTGGCAGAGCGCAGGATGGCGAAGAGTCGATCGATGGGCTTAGGGTCCGGATAGATGCCGGCCTCTTCTATGCAGGCGTCTGAGACGTTCTGGCCCTGATACTTGTCGGCGTCCTGCACTCGCTCCAGCGGGCGGAAGCGAAGGCGGCCACCACCGGGGAATGTCCATGTCTTTTTCTGATCATTCCAGCCAGCACCGATCTTGCCGTAGATTTCCTTGCTGCGCTCGATCGCGTCGTCAAGCATCGGCAGCTCGCGACGGCAGAACAGAGCGTTGAAGCCAGAACCATAGAGAGCGGCTTTGACAGCATATTTTCCTAACACGCCGTCTGTTTTCCCGCCTCCTCGAGCACCACCGAAGAATATTTCTCTAAACGGGCAGTCAATCAGCGCCTTTTGTGGACCCGCTTGCGGGGACCAGGCAACTCTACGAACCTGATCCATGATCCTTCAGCCATTGATCCTCATCGACCGGCTTGGCGCTAACCACGAAGTCAAGCGCACCGGTGATATCGACATCCAGTTTATCGCCGTAGACCTTGGGTCTAAGCTTAGCCGCCACCCACTTACGGGCCTCGATCTGCAAGCGGCGGTGCTCGATCATGTCCCCGGTCGAGGACTCGATCAGCTTGCCGTCCGCGTCGTACTTCTCTTTCTTGCCCATCACCGGAGTGTTGGCGATGTCGACAATCTCGTCGAAGAGAGCGTCCGCCTGGGCCTCGCGTGCGCGCGCGTACTGGTCCCTGAAGTCTGCGTTGGCAGTCAACCACCTGAATACCGATGCTTTTGCCGGCATTCCCTTAGTGGAGCAGATGGACCTGAGGCTTTCACCGTTGGAAAGTCGATCGCAGATCTTATCCGCTATCTTCTGGTCGTACGTGCTTTTTGCCATGGTATCCGCGTATGTTGATTGCCGGCTTCTCCACTTCACACCGTTCATGAGGGCGACAAACCCGGAGCGGCGGTGTTGGGCTCTTCACCCACGAGTGAAAGCTTGTCCCTCGCGCCGGTTGGCGAGGTTAAGGACTCCGCTCCTTGCGTGATGCAAAACGAAAAACCCGCCCCAGTTACGGAGCGGGCTAGGCCGGCTGATGTGCCGGGGATGAAGTCTACGCGGCCTGTCGCCGCCTTGCCTCTCGCTGTCTGCGCTGAGCGTTCCGGATTTCCCGCCAGTCGAAGACGGCCGCCTCTTTGCAGAAGACCGTATCGGCGTCTCGGTAGGAATTTCGTTCTTTCCGGCTCGGCGCGTCGGCTGCGATGTTGTCTGAAATATGCTCGAAAACCGGGCCAACAGGCAACATGCCATCCAACCAGATTTCGTTATCGGGTGAGGCACCCCGAACCAGATGTTGTTCTATGATGGTAATTGCCCGGTCTTTGCGTCGGGAACCGGTCATTTCATGAATGCCTTCGTGTCGGCACCATTTGACGAACTCCCGGCCACCAGCCTTGGCTATGGCCCAATTCCAGAGGGCTCGGCGGTTGCCTTCATCCGCCACCAACTTGATAAGCTCATTGCAGCGCTCCCAGTCGGCTATGTCTTCCGGTCTAAGGCGCATCCTATCCGCATCCCAGAAATGATGCATCCATTCATTGAAGGGGTCGTCTCCCTCGGTGAGCTTCTCCGAACGAGCATTGGTCACCATCCGGGAATTGAGGTCTTTGGCGCTGTGGGTGAAGGGCACCCATGCCGCCTTGAGACGGGCTGGACGCTCATTGATGGGCAGCCGCCGATCGACAACCGCTGCCTTGATGAAGAGATTCGCGATTTCCATTCTGTTCATGCTGCCGCCTTCCGCCTGTCGTCGAATAGATCGCCCTGTCCCGCGTTCGGGCCGAACCTACGCACCACTCGCTCTGCTATCATCCCCACCAGGGCGAACCGTTGGTGAGGGAGACCTTTCGCAACCACCTGCAATTCAGCCACAGGAGCCTCATCGAAGCATTCGAGCCATTCCGAGGTGTTCACCTCTATGATTGCTCGATAACGCTCCACGAGGTCACTGACGGCCCATAGCAGATGCTTGTCGATATACCCTTGATTGTTGTGGGTTTCCGCCACCGTCGACATGACCAGCCGGAAGTGATCTTCACCCTTTGCCCGGAGGATCTTCTCCATTGTGGCAACAGCTCGCGTCTCCCGGATGCCAGGGTATGACCGGCCATCGACAATGACGATGCCGTACTCCTCGCAGATCTGGGAGACGTGGTCTGTCATTCCTTAGCCTTCCCTCTCGGATGACGCTCGTTGTAGGCCCGCATCTGCTCCCTGCGGATCTCGCGGGTTTCGAGCACATACTTGATAGCGCCGTAGTGGCGGTTGAAGAGACGGCTGAGATCGGTCGTGGAGAGGTTCGGATACTCCTCGGCCGTCATCTGCCAGATGTGATGCCGGATCGCGACGAGATGGACGCTCTTCTTCCGTGACTTAATATCCCGGCGATTGGTCCCGAACACTGTGCATATGTCGGCCAGGTATTGCTCGGGCGACCGGCGGCGGCCTTCCCACTTCATCCAGAGCTTCCGCGACAGCAGGTGCGCCTTGGGCTCGTTGGCTTTCATCTCCGGTGTGGGCTTGGCATAGACCACAACAGGCGGGGGAAGCGCTGCAGGCTCTTCTGCAATGGGCGGCGCTGGCTGCTCGACGACCGTGAACGCCCGCACCACGTTGACGACGCGAGGCTGGCCCATGAGCCGCTGTCTGACCGCGCTGTACTTGGCGGTGATCTCTGCTGTGTAGTTGCCGGCGATGGTCATAGGCCGAGCTCCTTGAGGTATTCCGAGAGCCTGCGCTTGGTGTAGAGCAGTTCGGCTTGTTGGTTGATTTCATCCATGCGGCGGCGATGGATACGAACCTTGGTTGCCGATGAGACCGATTGGAGGCTCATGACATTCTGCGAGATGATCGGCTCGACATTATCCAGTCGGCGCTCTCGCTCCCTTTCCTTCTCCTCTTCTGTCTTTTCACCAGTGAGAATTCTTCTCAGTCGGTTGACCTCGTCGAGCCGCCAATCGCGATCTATTCCATTGATGCCCGCTGCTTCCGTGCCGCCACCGACGAGGCCAAGACCCTTGCCATAGCCAGCGATGTCGCTCACGCCTCTCGGCATAGCCTGAACGACGTTCTTTGCCACCTGTGGGCCGGCTACAGCAGCGCCGCCCATGAAACCGAGAAATCCTCTGCGCTTCATGCTCCGACCCTTTCTACGGAAATGCGTTTCCCCTTCCTGAAAATCGCCTCGGCCGACTTCTTGGCCGCCGCTCGCTTGGTGGTAGGCCCGGTCATAGACTCAGCGACGATCGGCGAGTTGAGATAATCGAGGAAGGCATTCAGCGCCGCCTTCTCCGCCTCTTCCCTGGTCGCGAAGATGATGTCTCTCTTGCCGTCGCGCAGAACGAAGTTGGCCGAGCGGTGGACTTGGCGATAGAAGGCGACGTACCCTGTCGGGGTTTTCATCGCGCCGGCGTCGAACTTGTTCATGCTGCCTCCTGATAGAACTGCTGAGTGGCGTAGTCGCCCCACTGATCGGCCATTGCCGCGGCGATGCCCGAGAAGAACCGAGACCTTTCACGCCAGCGATCTGGACCGGGAGGCATGCGATGGACGCGAGCTTGCCGGCCATCGACGATGTTGGTGTGGACAAGCGGTGGAAGATTTCGAAGCCAGAAGCACGTGCGCTTCACTTCGGGATGGCCGAACTGCCAAGGCTGGACGCTCTGGGCGAATTCCTCGTAGTTCTGGATCCGCTCCTTGGCGTGCTTGTGCATGACCGGGTTTTCGATGCAGACGCGATCGATCGGCGCATTCCAAAAAGCTGAGAAAAGCTCTGCCCCTTCGTCCAACTCGGTCCACATGTCCTCAACAGTGCGACCAGGAGGCGGGACAGACAGCCACCTGACTCCGCTGTTGCAAAGCCGTGTGCATGGGGGATGAGCGACCATGAGCAGATCCCAGCCGTCGTTGAGGTAGTCGCGAGCGTCACCGCGGATGTGCCGATTGCTGCCGTTCTCGGCCGGCAGTAGATCGCAGGACCAGGCATCATGGCCGCGATCGAGGAAGGCATTGCGGACAGTGCCGGAGAACTCGCAGGCGACGAGGACGCGAAGGGAGCGTGTCGGGCTGCGGCGGTGGAAGTTGAAAGAGGTCTGCATCAGAGCAAGGCCCTCTCATTATACTGCTCTCTGAAATCAGGCCCGTAGCTGGTCGTCGCACCCGTCCACCGGATCTCCCGGCGCCGCGGAAACTCGTTTTCACGAGAGAGAGCGAGGATCAGCTCAGCCTTGCCGGTGACGTCGTTCATCGCCGCTTCCCAGATCGCGTAGTCCTCGGTGCCCTGCTCCGGCTCCATGGCTGCTACGATCGGGCGAGCCTGAAAGGTGATGACGGCGTGGTCGGCATCCTTGTCGATGTTGCCGAGCAGGCTCTTGTAGGTCGGCCGCCGGCGCATCGCTGAGTGAAGGCGGTCGCGATAGCTGGTGCGCCCGAAGCTCTCCTGGTACCCGGTCGTCTTGTTGACGTGAGTGAGAGCGACGATCGGGATTCCGTGCTTCATCGCGATGTCCTTGAGTGTCGACGTCGCGCGGTTCGCCTTCTTGAAGTCGTCGGCTTCATCCATCTTGCCGGTCCATGCCAGCTTGAGGATGTGATCGACGACGAAGCCTTCGATGCCATGCTCGCCGCGGAGGCGCTTGATGCGGTCGTCGATCTGGTCGAGCGTGAGGCGCTGGCAATTGATGTCGATGTACTGGAGGCGCTTCATGTCCGCGCCGGCCTTCACCAGCTCCTGCATCTCGTATTCGCTGACCTGCCCTGCCTTCTGACGCTTGGCAGAGATCCCGGTTCGGCGGGCCTTTTCGCGAAGGATGATCTGATCGCGAGGCATCTCGCCGCTATTTCCGGCGATCGGGTGCTTCTCGGCGATGTTGAAGAACGCCTGCCAAGCGAGAGCCGACTTTCCCTGCTTCACGTCACCGCCGAGGATGATGAGGTTCCCGGGCTGCCAGAGGCCGGTGAGCGAGGTCAGTTCCTCAATGCCGGGGTCAATGCCGGTCAGGTCTCGGCCGCTCATTGCGTCGGCCGTCGAGTCCAGCGTCTTATCGATTGCATCGCGGAAGTTTTCGGTGGGCTCGTTGCGCTCCTGAACGGATGTAACGATCGCTGTCAGGCGCTCTCGGCATTCCTTGATACGGTCGATGAATTCGAGTTCGTCCTGAGCCTTGGCGCCGGCGAAATATGCCTCGTCGGCAATGGTCATCGCCTCGCGCCGGTTGAAGTAGCCAGTGATGGCATCGGCGAAGTCCGGCACGTTCATGACGTTGACGGCTTCCATCGCAAGACGGGCGAGGTACTGCGCCACCGTCATGTCACCGACTTTAGACGTCGCCACCTCGGGCGGCATGAAGGACCGGACCGTTACCGGGTTCATGCCCTTCTTGGCGTCGCGGCCGCTTAGGATGGCTTGGAAGATCTGGCGATGGATCGGCTCGAAGAAATGCTCGGACGCGAAACTGGAGGGTATCCGGTCCAAGGCGCCGTTGTTCATGAGGATGGCGCCGAGGAGAGCCTGCTCTGCTTCGATGTTGGCTGGGGATTGTTCTCGATGGTTGGCGTTCAAGCTGCTTCTCCGAATTTGCCAGCTTCGTTGCCGAAGTGGTCCCAGCCTGGGCGATTGGTGCGGGAGTAGAGTTCGAGGCGGCGGGCGTTCGGCATCAACAGCTCGGCGGCGCGATAGGCTTCCTCAGGTTTGCGGGAGTGCTCGCGAGCAAGCCCGGTGAAGCCTGAGCGGACAGACTTGGATGTCTTCGGCTTGCCGCGCGTCCCGATCAGGAATGGCTCGTTGCTTGAGCGAAGGACGTAGCCGGTCCCAAAGGCGATCTTTCCGTTGACGGTCGTCTTCAGCCATGTGCCGGCCGTCTTGTATTCGAAGCCCTGCGCCTTCATGACTTCTATGGCCTGCGGCAGCATCGGGTTCGTCGCCCACATCCAGTGGACGCAATGCTCTTTGCAGAGGTCGAGGACCGGAAGAGCCTTGATATCGTCGAGCGACATCACCGAGTAGTGAGCCTGGGCTGACTTACCCTCACCCTTGCTGGAGAACAGCGAGAAGCTCCACGCGAAGTCCGACATGATGAAATCGTAAGAATGAGGCTGGAGATCACCCCACGGCCAGTTGAAGAGCCTCATGCCGCGGCGCTCCTCTTGGCTTCGAAAGCGCCGGTGCGCAGTTCCATGAACCGCTGCTGCATCCACTTGATCTCAGGGATTGCGCAATTCGACCAGCAAGTGCAGACGCCGATCGCCTCGGCTGCGTCACGCTGCTCGGCCTTGGTGGATGGCAAGGCGATGTGCTCGCGCTGAGCCGACAGGATGGCGAGATCTTTCCAGTCTTGCCCCTCGGCCGGCTTGATGCCCTTTCCGAAGTAGACCGGGCGCCAGGAGGTCGCCGCGATCGTGCCGTATGGAATGTTCCTGATCTGGCAGATCGCGATGCAGGCGCCGGCGATGCCCGTAAGCTGCAGGGCGGCCGGGTTGATGGTGGAGATCGTCTCCTCCTTGCCGGTCAGATCCACCTTGCCCTTCTTCTTGAACTGGCGGACGCCATGCTCAGGGCGCTCGATTGCCACGAAGTCGGGCCGGTGTTCTTTGATGAGGCGATAGAAGAGGTTCGCGGCGATCGCGTACTTTTCTTCCCACTCGTAGCCCTTCACTGTGAAGGTGCCGCAGAGGATCGAGGAGCGGTGCTTGTTGCTGTCGCGAAAGGCGTATCCACTCCGGGTGGCCAAATCCAATCCACAAATGATCATAGATGAGCCTCCTGAAGGCGTGCAGGCCGCCGGTTATTTGCTTGTTGTTTCGGAGTTGCCCACCGGCAGTTCCAAGGAGCGTAAGGACCGTCGTTGTCTTCCCGGTCTAACGAGTGCCCTGCCGGCCTTTTGCCCATGTCAGCGACGAAGCATTCGATGCCGGTTAGACCGTCCTCTCCGTCCGTCCATCGCTTGCAGACCGTGATGCCTCGCGCTCCGTAATCCTTGAACGCGGGATCGTCTTCATGGAAACAGCGATGCATCATCTTGTAATAGGTGTTGGCCAGAGGGTGCCGTCCAATCCTGCGGCTGGTGAAGCCATGGATGGTGTTTGAGGAGGAGAGCACTTCCATATGACGGCAGCCGCAGGATGATGTGTGGCCGGACCGAAGCTTAGTGACCGTGGTTCTTGTTTCACCACCGCAATCGCATCTGCAGAGCCAAAGAGCCGACTTGGCTGGCGTGCTGCCGTCTCGGCGAACAACTACCAATCTATTGAACCGCTCTCCGACAGGGTTGCTGACATTGTGTGCTTTGGTCATGGCGCGCACCTCAGACTAGCGACAGAAGGCGCTTGTAGTGGCGCTCTACGGCCATGAACGGCATCTTCATGATGGATGCACAGGCTGCGACCTTGTACTTGCGGCGCATCAGGTCGAGGAGCTGCTTATCGTGCTCGGCGCGCCAACGCTGAGCCGAGCCTGGTGTGCGAATGCGGATGCTGGAGTCCTTGATGGCGTTGCCCTCGGAGGCGTCGGCCATCACGATCTTGTAGCCTTTGCCCCAGATCGTTTCGACAACCAGGCCCACATCAGCCAGCGCCGGACGGATTTTGCAGATCATCACGTCAATGATCTTCATGTCCGGACCTTCGCCGTGCTCGTCTAGGAAGACGTCCGAGTAGATGGTCCCCTTCTCCGCCATGCGCGGGAAGCAGTCGATCAGGTACTTGGCGAGGGTGAACTGCTGACGACTGAGTTTCACCGTCTTGTCGCCGTTGGTGATCTGGCAACCGATGGTGTCGACCAGGATGTTAACATCGTCGACGAACTGCAGGCAGCACGGGCAAATGATGGAATTGCGCTTGGCTGGCGCGATCTCTTGGTCAACTACATCCGCTTGCATTGGAACCTCTTGCAGGGGAGAGAGAAAGAGCCGCATTCGCGCGGCGAGTTAGGCGGCCGGTCTTGGGAGGTCAGCAGCCGCCTTGAAACCATCAGTCTTCGTCGTCTTCGTCGTCTTCGGGAGGTGCTTCGATGTCCGCTTGCTCATTGATGCGAGCGAGGAGATCGGGGACGGTGGTATCGTACTCGGCCTTTCCAGCGTCATACGAAGCCAGCCACAGCTTGTCGTCTGAACTTCCACCGTCATAACCAGAGACCCGGTCGAGACCGTTGAGGCCGGCGAAGAAGCCTTTCGCCTGAATCATCCCTTCTTGGTCAACGCGGTCTACGCGGGTGAAGAGGTCGCCCTTGATGGAAGGATCTGGGATAAGGCCGAGGTACGCCAGGTTTTCCATGTCGCGCTTCAGCTTGTCGACGGGCTTCTGTTGGTCCTCTGTGTTGAAGGACTTCAGAAGGTGATCGAGCTGCGAGGATGGGATGCCGGCAGCCTTAGCGTTGAGCCGGTTAGCCTTCTTCCGTTCCTTGAGGGCTCTGTCCTGCGCGTCCACATCGCGATCAAGGCGGTGGTAGTAAGCGAGCGTAACCCGCCGTTCCTTCTCCGCCTTCGAGTTGTCGCCAATAGCTGCGGCAGCAGTCATATCAATCTCCGATCAGGTTGAGGGATGCGTTCGTGCGAGCGAACTCGCCATGGAGACGAGTAACCGCGGCGTCATATGCGCGAGCGCAGTCTTCCTCGTTTTCGTGGATGCCGAGGTATTCGTAGCGGCCTTGAAACCTGACCTGCGAGAAGAACTTTCCGGTGCATTTGTGGACGTAGACGCCCTTCAGGCCGCTCCTCGCCACTACCTTTCGGCGGTTGCATAGGTTCTTGCTTGCGTCTGCATCGCGAAGGTTCTTCGCGCGGTTGTTCTTCCGGTTACCGTCTTTGTGGTCGACAAGGTCTGGGTAGTACCCATAGTGAAGAGCGAAGCAGACGCGATGAACCAGAGCCGCGTACTTCTTTCCGTCGATGACGAAAGCGACCTGCAGATAGCCCTTGCAGTGCGGAGAACCGGCGACTTTGCCAGCATGCGATGCATTGAAAATGGCAACGCCTGGGTGGTCACCATGCCGCCGGTTCCACGTCAGCAAGCCAGTGCCATGGTCGTACGAGAACAGCTCTCTCAACTCCGCAACAGTTGGTTCACGCTGCTTTCTAATGGCGCCGACGTTGCTCATTCTCGCTACCTTCCTTTTGGTTGTTGGAGAGATCGTTGAGCGGCTGAGCGCGCAGCGTTGACCCGCGCGTCCAAACCCTCAACTTCATCAATAAAATCCGCCACAGCGTCATGACCGTAGGCCTCCTCGATAGCCTGGATGTCGTTCTGGATTTGGGTCATGAGAGAGTGGCAAAGGTTCAGGTAGGCGAGCCGGATGCGCTTGCAGAGCAAGACATCCATGACTTTCCGCTGCCCCTTCATGAGCCGCTTGAAGCTGGTCGCCGTCATTCCGCATTGACGGGCAACCTTGGTCAGGGCGCGCTCTTCGTCGCCCCAACCTGCGCACTCTCTCTTGAACATCTTCTGGGCGACCAATCTCGCCTCTTCTGGGCTATATGCGTCGACTAATGACATCGCTTTCGCCTCTTTCCCTGTTTTAAAATCGACTACGTTTTGATGAGTTTCTGCACACTTCATGTTCGCCAGCCCTGATAGAGTTCTCCTTGTCAGGGCGGCGGTACTGGTACTGAGTTACCCGTCGACTGACTGGTAGGAAGCCCGAACGCTTAGATTGGAACCCGAGGCATCTGGGCACTGAAAATGAGAGAATTGGAGAGCGCCTTCGGGCGCCCCAGAAATGGAATTATCGGTTGGCTTCTCTTTCTTGCCGAAGAGAGCCCGAGCGCAGAGACCGAAAAAGCATGCGCCGCCAATGCAGAAGAGAAGACCTTGAAAGAAGACGGTCATGCTCAAAACCTCCCCTGCTTCGCCGGACGATCGCCATGAGCCTCGACGGCTTGCTGCGCCTGGATGTCTTCCGGGAACTCGTCAGCGAAGCGTTGGCGGAAGTCTTCGAGCCATTCAGACCCGACCGGTTCCGGCTGCAGTGCCTGGCGCTGGAGATGGCGAGCGGCGTCTATCGAGGAGGTCATGCACCGCTCCCGCAGTCTTCGAGGATGAATGCCGGGGTATCGCCGCCCCGGCTCGGCCCTGTCGCGCCGTTGTCATCGGATGCTTTCGCTTGGAATGGATGCTCAGGTGTGACGAAGTGCTGCCAAGCGACAGGAACCTCGTTCACGCCCAGCCCTGCCCACCGAGCGGGGCTGAATTTCGTTTTCTCAAGCCAGTAGGACTTGATGACCCGGCCGCATTGCGTAGCCAGCCACACCGGAGCGATGACCGTTTCGGCGAAGGGCTTCTCTTCACCCTTGACCGTCCGGACGATCGTCACGGACTTGCCGCGAGGGGCGGCGCTGATGTCGTGGTTCCAGATGCTCATGATGCCGCCCTCCCCGCTGGACGCCCCGCAGCCCTCAAAACTGAGGGCTGTATGGCGTCGGAAACTCCGACATCGTCGATGATCCACTCGTCCGGACCTTCAACCGGCCGGAAGTCAGTCTCGTCCCAATTCCCCTTCCCCATGTTGCATTCGTCGCACAGGATCTGGAGGTTCGATCGGTCGAGCCGCAGGTGCCAGTATTTGGAGATCGGCTTGATATGATCGACGCAGATGCGGACCGGATTGCCAGAGGCGTCCTTCATGCCGGGAGTAGCGCCGCAGCACTGGCAGGAGCGACCATGTTCCTTGATCGCCTCCATTCGGAGCGTGCGCCATTCCCAGGATTGATAGAATTCGTCCTTGGCAGCGACAGAGGGCCGAATAGATTTTTTGAGTTTTGGCTTGCGGATGGCTGGCTTGCTTGGGTCTGCCAGATTCTGGCCTTTGGCCTTCGCATTGGCCTGAATTTGATCGAACGAAACAACCTCATGCAGTTTCATTCCGATGGCTTCGTAAAATCCACGGCGATTGACTGCTTCGATCATCCGGACGCGCCAACCCACAGTATGAGCGCCGATCGTCCCTTGAATGCGATGGACGGCATCGATGAAACCTTCATTCGACTGCCGGCACATGCCGGTTACGAATTCGATTGCCGTCCAGAACGTGTCCTCGGTCTTGAAGTAGCTCTTGTGAACGCCGAACCGGCCGGTGGTCATCTCGATCAACGAAACGACAGATTTTTGCGTGCCCCTATGCAGGGCGTAGCCGAGGAATCTCTTTGCCTTCTTCCCGCTCACTCTGCAGCCTCCCGCGCCGGACGGAACGCGTCTGGCACAAGCTGCTCGCGAGGAATGCCGGTGAACTCAGACACTTCTGGGAGATATTCGACCGGCACAGATTTCCACTGCGAGACGGTCGACGGCCTCAGGCAGAGGCGTTCAGCCAGTCTGATTTGCGCGCCACGATTTGCTTTGAAATATTCAACGAGCTTTTCCATGCGTTGCAGTTTCAGTCAAAACGAAATTTCAGTCAAGAGGAAATTTCAGTCAAACGCTATGGAGTGAATCTTTGCTGCTATGCGACAATTAAAATCATGGGAACCAGGAAGAAATTGACGCCGTCAGATGATGGAAAACCGCGCCACTTCATCAAGGAGTGGCGGAACAAGCGCCGGATGACGCTAGAACAGCTCGCAAACGCTGTTGATCTAGCGGTGTCGAGTATTTCTCAGCTCGAACGAGGGCAGCAAGGGTACAGCCAAGCGACGCTTGAAGCTCTCGCTGCCGCCCTCGGATGCAGTCCCGTGGACTTGATTTCACGCCCGCCAGATAATGACAATGCTTGGCGCGCGAAAGTCACAGAGGCCGTTCACCTCGCTCAAGAAGCCGGTGTCGACCGGCAAGACGTTATGGATGAATTTCTCGAGGTAATGCGACGCGTTCGAGAGCTGGAGAAGGCTCATCCTGAACGAATTCCAGAAGCGATCGAGGCTGCTCGACGATTACTGAACCAGTCTGACACTGACTGAGTTTGTCGCAGAGAAGGCATCCGAGAACCAGGTTATAAGCCCTTCTCTCACTCGCGCTCATTTTCCCAATTAATTGGTAGATCGCGGTTGCATCACCGGCAACGGGGTTGCTGATTTCCGTTTTTTGTCCAGGCTCCGTCGCACTCAGACACCCCATGATTTTCAACCCCCACACACACAAAACCGAGAACATACTAGGAACCAATTCCCACGACCGTCAATTGGTAAATCCCGCATCCCGAATATAGGATGGCACATCTGAGGCACATCCGCACCATACTTGCACCATTTTCAGCCTACACTATTTCCGCCATAAGGCGCTCATGCCTCAGATCGATGATCCCAGACACAACTTGCGTTTGACACTGGAACTAAAGAGAAAGCTTGCGCACTCGGCTGTCGACAACGGCCGGTCGATGAATGCTGAAATCCTGGCTCGTCTGGAAGCATCGTTCTCTCCCGATACCAAGCGCGAGATAGAAAATCTCCTCAAGACAATTACCGAGTTGGAAGCTTCGAAGCAGAAAGAAGCTTTCGAGCTGCTGGCCAAAGCTGCTGAAATACTCAGCCGGCGTTAGCGGCACGATTTTTGGGGAAATTTTACTTACAATGCATAATTGCATAGCATGCTTGTGAATATCCTTAATTTCTTGTTCCCTCCCTTCCAGTTATTCCCCTCAGAGCAAGAATCTAAGAACAAAGAACTCTTTCCGTATTTCATCTTTCCGTATTTCGTCTGCCAACCATGTCATAGGTGGTTCTGCCAGCTATGTCATAGGTCTAGGCTGTAGACGCTCGGTCGCCCTGGCTGCCTTCTGACGATGATGAACTCCTCGTCTTCCAGCTCCTTTAACGCTCTCGCGATCTGGCGAACGGATATACCGAGATCCTTCGCCATCCTTTTCATCGCCGGATAAGTGAACGGCCTCTTCGAACTCAATCGAAGCGCAATGTAGACGCCCGCCAGCTTGCCGTTGCGGCTCACAAAGCCATTGCTGACGAGTTGACGCATCCAAGCGTCCCGACGCCGCAACCATTTCCCCGCAGGCTCGCCACGGTCATTTTCAGTCGATCCATTCATGGTTCCGGGTATAGGCCCGAAATCAATTTCAGTCAAAACGAAATTTTTGATTGACTGAATTTCAGTCGAACGATAATGTTCTCCTCATCAGCCGACGACGACTGACCGCCCGAAAGGGACAAAGCGAAACGTCGATCGGCACTGAAGAGGAGTTGGGCAATGGCATTCCAGACGACATACGACTTCGAAGAGTTGAAGCTTCCGGGCCTCGGCGAGGGCTGCCTGCTCTACGGCCAGGCAACGCTCATCGGCAATGGCGACGGCGATTTCTACGTCAGTGAAATCCGCCTGGGTGGCCGTACCCTTCCCCGCTTCAACGTAATGAGTGGCAACGACTTCGAGCAGTCCCTGTTCAAGGCCATCGCTGACGTTCTGGAGAACGACAAGACGACTGACGGCCGTCATTGCGCTCAGGAATGGGCTGACGCCGTCGAGCAGTCCACTCAACCCGATCCGGACCAGCAGCGGCAGGAGCGCATGGACAATGCGATCCACTTCACCGGACACAACACTGCAGCTCGGCTTGAGCGCGCCCTTCAGGAGGCTGCGCAATGATCACCCACAACAACCTTCACCGCGTCACCAACACGATACAGCGCATGCTCAGCGCTGCCGAGCAGTTCTGCGCATACGACATGGGCCGAGAGTTCCACACAGGCGAGATCCGCGACGAGATGGCCAATTGGGCGAATATCAAAGCCCGCGAGCTTGATGGCCAGTTCAAGGAGCTTGCTCTGGCGCTCGGCTATCGCGTCGAGAAGATCGAAGAAAAGAGCGACGCCGATTTGATCCGCGAAGTCATGGAGGGCCGCGCCAATGCGTGACCTCTGCCATATGCGCGGCCTCGAATGCTCCTGCCCTTCCGGCACCTGCCAGCAGCAGCCGAAGGCCATCCCTGCCCCGACCGTTCACCCGACCAACCGCGACATGCTCGTCCTGTGGGCCTTCTGCATCGTGTTCGCCGTCATCGTCGGCGGGACGGTTCAGGCGCTGCGGATCCAGGAACATCAATTTCAACTTCAAGCGAGGGTATAATGACCGCACAGTCTATCGGCGCTCTGGCGTCCAAAATCGTTGGCCCGTGGGCTTGGTGGCAGGCAGCATTGAAGAACCCTGCAGCCGTCGGCAAGACGCTCCCGGTTCATGAAAACGAGCCGCAACAGGGATACTACCGCACGCGCTTCAAGGACTCGCCTTGGCAGCCGGTGGCTATCTTCTACCCGGAAGGCTCGAATGAGCTTGTCGCCTATCGCGCCGGTCGCGAGGTTCGCCCCGATGAGGTCTGGACGTTCGCATGCCGCAATCCTGTCTCGTATCAGGCCTACAACGACGCTCTGGAGGGCAAGGGCTGGCCGGATGATGACAAGACCGTATCGGCTCATGTCACCGCTCCAGCGCCCACTATCGGCGACAACTCGGCCACCGTCGACGAAGCGGAAGCCATCAAGGATCAGATCGACGCTGCCCTCGCCGGCATGGATGCCTATGCGAAGATTGCCGATGATGCGACTGCGGCAAAAGCCCTGTCTCTCCGCAATCGGCTGAACGAGCTTTCCAACCAGGCCGATAAAATCCGCGTCAAGCAGAAGGAGCCTCACCTTGAGGCCGGTAAGGCAGTCGATGCCAAATGGCAGCCGTTGGTGAAATCTGCCAAAGCGGGAGCCGACAAGGTGCGTGACGCCATCGGCTCTTTCGAGACCGAGAAGCTTCGCAAGCAACGCGAGGCAGAGCGTCAAGCCGAACAGGCCCGCAGAGCTGCAGAAGAGGCCGCTCGCGAGCGACAGGGAGAAACGGCCGTCATTGACGCGCCGAAGGTCGAAACCGTTGTGGAGGCCGCTCCTGCGCCAATCAAGCCGACATATGGCAAAGCGGCCTCGGTTCAGGTCAAGACCGTCGTCAAGGACGTGACCGATTACGCGGCGCTCTACGCCTACATGGCCGGTCGCGAAGAGGTGCAAACGCTCCTCCGTCAGCTTGCGCAGCGCGCTTTGGACGCTGGCCGCACAAACATCCCAGGCATCACCGTTGAAGAGAAGGCAGCCGTCCGATGAACGCTATCACCAAGACCGAAGCGCCGCGGCAGTCGCTGATCGCTACCATGGCCGCGAAGTTCAACATGGAACCGAAAGCCTTTGAGGCCACGGTTCGCGCCACGGTCATGCCGGAGCGGCACACCAACGAGCAGTTCGCGGCTCTGATGATGGTCGCCAAGGAATACGACCTGAACCCGCTCCTGAAGGAAATCTACGCGTTCCCGGCCAAAGGTGGCGGTATCGTGCCAATCGTCTCGATCGACGGCTGGGTGAACCTGGTCAACTCACATCCGGCTTGCGACGGCTTCGAGTTCGACTTCGAGCATACCGAAGACGGAACGCTGATCTCCTGCACCTGCCGCATGTATCGCAAGGACCGCAACCGGCCGGTGACCGTGACCGAGTATCTTAACGAGTGCATTCGCTCCACCGACCCGTGGAAGATGAAACACCGCATGCTCCGCCACAAGGCGATGATCCAGGCGTCTCGCTACGCCTTCGGCTTCTCAGGGATCTACGACGAGGATGAAGGCTCCAAGATCGCGGAGATGCGCGATGTCACGCCTCCAAAGCCTCCGGCACCGCCTGAGCCCCCTGCTCCTCCTGTCGAGGAAGCTGAGACCGTTTCCGAGGTGCTTGACGGCGAAATCATCGAACACGACGAGCCGACGGTTGAAGAGGTCGCAGAGGCCAACGCGGAAGTCGTCGACGATACCGAGTTCTTCCAGGCGCTTGAAGACGATCTCGCGACCGCAAGCGATGCAGCGACCGTCGAAGAGATCTGGAGCCATCACGACGCGCTCGCTCGGTTCGACGGCAAGCCGAACAGCGAGACGAACCAGGCGATTGCTATAGCGATCAAGAAGCGCGCGATGAAGCGCATCGGCGGTGCGGCATGAGCAAGACCGACTATCCCGCCCTGCTCGTAAGAGAGCTTTTCGATTACCGCGATGGTCTGCTCTACTGGCGTGAGCGACCGAAGGCCCATTTCTCCGACGAAAGGTCATGGAAGATCTGGAACTCCCGGTTCTCCGGGAAGGAGGTTGGACATGTCCACAAATCTCGCAGCGGGACGCGACGTAAGACTGTCGTGACCGTCGGAGGACTGTCTACCCGCTTCCTGACATCCCGACTGGTCTGGGCTTGGCATAAGGGGAAATGGCCAGAGAACCTTGTCGATTACGAAGACGGGGACACGCTGAATGACCGTATCGGCAATCTCCGCGACGTCCCAGATGTTGTGAACTCTCACAACATGCGTCGACATAAGCACAACAAGTCAGGCGTCACCGGCGTCAACTGGCACGCTCAGCGTGGGAAGTGGGTGGCTGGGATCATGGCTTTCGGCGTCAATGAGTATCTCGGCATCTTCGAAAATCTTGACGATGCTGTAGCCGCGAGAAAGGCCGCAGAGCGACGCCTCGGCTTCCACCCTAACCATGGGAGAGAAGCACATGCATAAAAGCGATTATCCAGCACTTCGTATGCGGTTTGACCGAGGGCGCCTAGTTCCAGCGAGCCAGTTTGACCAGGAGCGAATCGATAGCTACCGCAACGGGGCGACGGTCCTTGTACGCCTCACTGAAGAGCGCGACAGGGTGTTGATCCGGAAATGGTGGGCCGTGCTAGGCCTCGTGCTGAAGCAGTGCCAGACGCCATGGAAGAACAAGGACGAAGCTCACGAGGCGATCAAGCTCGCGCTCGGCATCGTCAACCTGTCCAAGACAGTCGGCGGCGACTTCATGGCTTACCCGAAGTCTCTGGCCGAGCTCGAAGATCCGGAGCTGCAAGAAGCGCTCGAGCAGATGACCGAGCTTCTCAGCCACATGACCGGTGTCGACGTTGCGACGCTCCGCAAGGAGACGGCTCATATCGACGAGACGCCGCACGATCCAACCACCGGCGAGATCATCGACGGCGAGATCCTGCCACCAGAGACAACCGAATCCGGTGCCTCCCCCGCTCCGGAGAATGCAGATGCGGATGTGCCCTCGTCCGCATCTGCCGAGGAGGTCGACACCGCCCAACCGTCGGCCTCCTCCACTGACCCCGATGCTTCCTCTTCCTCCGAAGCATTGGATCAGGCCGGCGATCCTTCCTCCTCCTCCCAAGGATCGCCGGCCGCTATCTCATCAGCTGATTGGCTTCCGACTGTCGCCCGCATGCTCTGGGCAGCAACCCACGACCGCGGTGACGTCGAGGACAATCTCGCGCTGCTCAATAACCAGCGGCTGGCGTGCAACGCCTTGGATGCCGAGCCGCCCAGCGAAGAAGACCGCAATAAGGCCGGATCAATTTACCGCGTCTGCAAGCAAGTGGTGATGCACACCACCAAACCCGCCGATGGAAAAAAGATAGTCGCCAGCTACGCCGGCGTAGAGCTTGGAGGCTGATATGGCGTACGGCGACTACGACGGCCCCAACAAGCCCGACAAGGGCAAGGAAGGCGGCGCCTGCAATCGCGGACGCTGCCAGTGCGAACCGGCCAACTGGTGGAACCACGGTTCCTACTCTTGGTACTGCGACGACTGCCGCAACCAGATCGAGTTCGACAGCTTCAACTATCGCGACTGGAAACTGCGATGGGAGCCCAAGTGCGGTCATCCGATGTTTGAGACCCGCGAGATGATGACCGCCCGTCAATCCGCCACCACTGTTCCGCAGGGAGGGAAGAGCGAATGAACGTTGAATTGAAGCCCTGCCCGTTCTGCGGCGGGGAACCGAATTTTACCTCGGTCACAGACCTGAAAGACAACTTTGACCATGGGTTTACTATCTGGTGTGGCGAATGCGGCATCAAAATGGAAGATGAGTACCGTGGCGATGTCGCCGGTCGTTGGAACAGGCGATTTCTGTTTGATTCCTTGGAAGATGAAAAGCAGCGCATTATCGCCGAAGCTGAACGACTGCTCCAGACGGTGGAGCGATTCGAGGTAACGGAGCCTTACGGCTACGTCTTCCAGCACGAAGAAACGGGGCTTCAGCAGGTAGTTGATGCCCAACATGTCGAGTGGGGCTTCGAAAAGAATAATCCTCGCTGGCAGAAAATCTGCCCGGTATTCGCCCGACCACAGTCAGCAGCCGTGATGGATGGGTGGCAACCGATTGAGACGGCTCCGACTGACGGTTCAAGAATTCTCATAACCGATCGAAACGGCGTGAAGATCGTTTGGTGGGGTGCTGCTGCCTACAACCGTAAATCCAAATCATATGATCGTGGCTGGACGAATGGAGCAGTCTACGGATTCGTGCCAACGCACTGGATGCCTCTCCCCGCCTCCCCAGCCCTTCACTCAACGCAGGAGGGGTGATCGATGCAGGATATCACCAAACTCCCCCTCTTCGTGATCCGCGAGATGTGGCTCGATGGCGAATTGAGTGACGCTGACTACACCGCAGAAGTGCAGAGACGGAACGATCTCATCGAATCCCTCCGCTCCAGAGCCGAGAATGCGGAAGCGGAACGGGACGAAGCCCGCGCCGACCAACAGCAAGCCCTCGATCTCTGCGCCGCTGCCGTGGACGACTACAACGACGCTCTGGCCACATGCGAAAAGCTGGCGAAGGCGCTCGACCAGTGCCAAAGGGCCTTGGCCTCGATGATCGATCCGAGCTGCATCGCGCAGACAACCGTCATCTACGCCTTCGCTACGGCAACGACAGCAGAGGCGACCGCCCGCCACGTTCTCTCCGAATACCGCAAGGAGGCGTCCGATGCCGATCAGGGCTGACCGCATGAAGCTCTATCCCGGCGGCGGCACGCACTCGAAGGAATGGAAGGCTTTCCGTCAGTCTATCCTCGATCGCGCCGGCAATGCCTGCGAGGGCACTCCGCAGCATCCAGACTGCCGAGCCGAGAACCGCGGCATCCATCCGGAGACCGGCAGCAAGGTCGTTCTGACGATCGCTCACATGGATCATGACGAAAGCCACGCCGATCCAGAGCGCTGCCGAGCACTTTGCAATCGCTGTCACCTGAAATGGGATGCGAAGCACCACGCCGCCAACGCCGCTGTCACACGACGACGCAAGGCAGCGCAGATCGACATGGAGGATTTCCTCAATGGCGCGTCGTGAATTTACCAGAAACCAGCGAGAGCAGATCGTCGAGCGGTCCAAGCGCAATGGCAACATCTGCTGCGAGCGCTGCGGCCTCGTCCTTGGCGCGAAGCCATACGAAATAGATCACATCATCCCAGAGGCTCTTCGGCCAGAAGTGGACAAGCAATCAAAAATCACAATCGCTGAAGGCCAGCTGCTCGGGAAGGAATGCTGCCACCGTGGCGAGGAAGGCAAGACCAACAAGGATGTCTCCCAGATCGCCAAGGCGAAACGCCAGTACAACGGCGCCAACGGACTGAAGCGGCCGAAACAGACGATCCGATCCGCAGGTTTCCCGCAATCCGAGAAATCAGCCAGGCGCAGCGCGAAGCCGTCGCTTCCGCCTCGGCAGCTCTACAAGCCGATCGAGGAGACGCAGCGATGACCAGAGCAGCTTTCCGCCAGGCCGACATGGAACGGATCTTCCGCGCCGCCAAGAGCGAAGGCATGGCCGTGACGATCGACATAAAGACGCTGGTTGTTACCGCTATCCCCGGAATCCCCAAGCCGGAATTGCTTGACACGACTACCGGAGGCGGCGGCAAGGTTCCATCGGGCAATCTTGCCCCTGATGGAAAGGAAGACTGGGATGAGGACTGATAGGCCCGGTTATAAGTACCGGGACAACAAGGACGGCACCCGCGTCCACTACTGGGATCCGAAGAGGGCGGTAAAGGGTTCACCCACCGCCCTCTCGATCGTCAGGCTCGCTGATGACCTGACAGACGACCAGATTGCCGAGGAATGCAAGAAGCGCACCGAGGCTCTCAAGGCCGAGCTCATCGATCGGGACACCCCGATTGAATTTGATGGCACGATCAAATCCCTGATCAAGCTCTACCGGCACGACAAGACGAGCACGCTGCACGGCGTGAAGCACTCGACCCGCATCCGGGACTATGAGCCAAGCCTTCGCGTGTTGGAAAAGAACGTCGGGAAACGCCGCATCGATGCTCTCAGGGCATCCGACTTCAGGGAATGGTTCACCAATTGGCGCAAGAAAGGCCACAGAAGGGCGTCAGGCGCTGTCAAGCTCCTGCGGCTCATCATCAGCTATGGAGCGGGTGAAAGGCTTCCTGGATGCTCTCAGGCCCGAGAGATCCTCTCGGACATGCGTTTCGAGCAGCCACAGGCCCGTACGGTCGCCATGACCTACGAGCAATGCCTGGCGATCGTCAAGAAAAGCGCGGAGATGAAATGCCCGTCGATCGGCTTCGTCGAGGCCGTGAAGTTCGAAACGGCACTGCGCCGTATCGATGTGATCGGGGAATGGGCGCCGCCGCCTGAAGGTGGAGAGTTCCGCTGGACCGGCCTAATGGCCAAGGACATCTCGAAAGATATGATCCTGACGCTCAAGACGAGCAAGACCGGTGCCGCGGTAGCACGCGATCTGAAGGGCTATCCTCTCGTTGAGGAAGCGCTGAAGGCCTACCGGATCCCGGATATCGGCCCTGTGGTCATCGATGAGGACTACGGAAAACCCTACTGGGAGAACCGCTACACCGAAAAATTCAAGAAGGTGCGCGATGCGGCCGGCGTATCGAAAGACGTCTGGTCGATGGATTCGCGGGCTGGGGCAGTGTCGGAGACGGTGGAAGCGACAGGTTCGCTTGAAGCTGCCCGAGATTTGGCAACCCACACGACGACGAAGACGACGCGACGTTACAGCCGCGGCGATGGTTTGGAAGCAAGCCGGAAGGTAGCCGAGGCCAGAGCGAAAAACCGTCTCTGACACGGCGTGACACGGAGTGACACGCGGTATTGCT